GTCAAACCTTACGAAGTATGGTGCGAAATGGTAATTGATATTACAGTCGGAGAAACTGAAAGCCCAAAAGTTACAGCCGAGGAAGCCTAAGTTACTTAATTGTAGAACTGTCAATCGCGACAGGAATTCCAATGAGTGAGTGGGTGGACGCGGCGGATATAATGACAGCGTTAGAAGTATTGGAGAAGCGAAATGGCAGAAAGTAAGGAAGTCGTCCAGTACGACAAAGCCGAACTTCGCGCCATTACGGGAGCGTTCAAAGCCATGGACGCGGAAGCTATTGATCAAGCTAAAACCCAATCTGGAGCGCTTGCTAGTTATTTACAGGGCAAAGTTATTTCGGCAGCTAGTCAATTAAATTCCGCGCCAGTCGCTAGTCGGATCGCTGAGGGTTCTAAAGTCAGTAAGTCGTCAAAAATTGGCGAGGTTGGTTTCGGTTATGCTGGTCAAAAATTTAGCGGCGGCGCTACGACTCAACAATTATGGGGCGGCTCAGAATTTGGATCAAACAAATATAAGCAATTCCCGATTTGGTCAGGATCAACCGGGCGAGGATCAACAGGTTATTTCATTTATCCAACGCTTCGAGCTGAACAAAGCTACTTAATCGCTGAGTGGGAAAAGGCTTTTACTTCAATAGTTAAGAGGTTTGACTAATGGCTGAGGGATCAAGAACACTTAAGCTCTCGATATTAGCTGACGTCGATAACCTTAAAAAAGGACTGACTCAAGCGGGCGACGACACAGATTCTTATGGTAAAAAACTAGGTGATTTTGGCGCTAAGGCTGGAGCGGCGTTTGCACTTGCTGGCGCTGCGGCACTTGCTTACGCTGGGAAAGCATTAGTCGAGGCAACTAAAAACGCAATCGCCGACGAGGAAGCTCAAAAGAATTTAGCGCTTACTTTAAAAAATACGACAAGTGCAACGGACGCACAGATCGCCGCTGTTGAAAGTTACATCACCCAAGTTTCATTATCTAAGGGCGTTACGGACGACGAATTGCGTCCAGCGTTTGAGCGGTTGTCCAGAAGTACGAAATCAACTGAGGAAAGTCAAAAACTATTAAACATAGCATTAGACGTTTCAACCGCTACCGGTAAACCACTAGAGACAGTAGCTAACGCGTTAGGTAAAGCGTACGACGGAAACGCTGCGTCACTAGGCAAGTTAGGTTTAGGATTAGATTCAGCAATCTTAAAATCTGGCGACATGGACGTTATTACTACGGCACTAGCTGAGAACTTCGGCGGCTTCGCTACTCAAAGAGCTGAGACGTTTAGCGGCAAAATGGATCGTTTAAAAATTGCGTTTGACGAGGGTAAAGAGACTGTCGGCGGATTTGTACTAGACGGCATTACTCCGCTTGTCACTCTTATCGTCGAAAAAGTAGTTCCAGCGGTTAGCAATTTATCTGACAAAATTGGAACTGGTTTGGCTCCAATATTTAAATCGCTTGCTACATTTTTTACAGAGACATTAGTTCCAGCGTTTAAGAGTTTATATGGTTTTATAGATGAATTTATTGTCCCAATTCTCAAAGCTACTTTAACGCCAGTCGTCTCAGGTTTGGGAACAGTTTTCAAAAAGTTAAAAGAATTCGTCGAGGATAATAGCGGCGTATTCACATTTTTTGGCGCGGTTATGGGAGTTATTGGTACAGCTGCTAAATTCTTAGCACCTATTATCGGTACAACCTTAGGCGCTGCGTTCAAAGTTGTATCGCTAATTATTGACGGGGTTAGCTTGGCTATTGCCGGCGTCGTTGCTGGAATTAACTTAGCAATCGCTGCGATTAACGCACTTATTAGAGGCTATAACGTAGTTAACAATTTATTCAATGGTAAAGATTTAAAAGAAATCCCGGCGGTCATATTATCTAAAGGTGCTAAAGCTGCGTCAGTTACGCCAGCGTCAGCGCAAACCATTAAAGCGGAAATCGCAAAAGAAGTTGGCAACGTAGCCAAGCAAGTAGCAAATGAAACGGCGACAATAACAAAAGAAGCGGTTAAGGAAGCCGTAAAGGTAGCCGTTCCAACGGACGCGTCGAATAACTTAGTGACTGGCTTAGGCGGAACAACAGGCAATATCGGCGAAGCTATGTTCGCCATTCGTCAACGCGAAGCAGGAGTTACGCCAGCTCCAGTCATCAACATAAACGTATCTGGAGCAATTGATTCAGAGGGTACAGCTCGAACAATCGTTGACACTTTAAACGATAGTTTTTTTCGCGGGACTAATGGGGCTAGGGCGTTAATAACATGACAGTATTTAACCCAGTCTGGCGCGTAAAGATTCAAGGCGTTGAATATACGACTTACACGCTGGCGAATTTAATTATTGCCAGCGGTCGAAATAACATTTATCAACAGGCGCAAGCGGGCTATTGTAATTTAGAGCTAATAAACTTAACTCAAGCGATCGTTAACATACACATAAACGATTCAGTAACGATTGAGCTGCAAGATTCGACCTCTACTTACGTTCCGATATTTGGGGGAACTGTCGTCGATTTTGGGGTTGAAATTATTACAGCTGGCTCGGTTGGAATAAATCAAGTTCTAAAGATAACGGCGCTAGGAGCCTTGAGCCGCTTACCTAAAGCGCTTACTAATGGGGTTTTAGCTCAGGATTTTGACGGCGATCAAATCTTTGAAGTCTTGCAAGATTTACTATTGAATAACTGGGGCGAAGTTCCGGCAGCTTTACAATGGGCTAACTACGATCCGACAGAAACGTGGGCGAACGCTCAAAACGTCGGACTAGGCGAGATCGATCGTCCGGGCAATTACGAACTAGCAGCTCGATCATCTGATCGCGTCGATATTTATTCGCTTGTTGCAGCTCTCGCGACGTCTGGATTGGGCTACATATACGAGGATTCTCAGGGTCGAATTAGCTACGCCGACTCGACACATCGATCCGTTTACCTAGCCACTTACGGCTACACCGAGCTAACCGCGAATCACGCGCTATTTAACGGGCTTAAGATTGAAACCCGAGCTGGCGACGTGCGGAACAATATTACGCTCAAATATGGCACTAATTCCAACCAAGAAGTAAGCGCCGAGGATATTAACTCGATCGACCTTTACGGGCGTTTAGCTCAGGCAATTAGTACGACAGTTAAACATCAAGCCGACGCGCAAGATCAAGCCGATTTCTACCTGACCCTAAGAGCTGCACCGCAAGCCAACTTTACAGCGATCACTTATCAGCTCACTAATCCAGAGCTAGACGACATAGATCGCGATTCGCTCATAAATGCGTTTATGGGCTTACCTTTAAGAATAATGGATTTACCGCCTAACATGGTTGCTGGAACCTTTCAAGGATTCGTCGAGGGCTGGTCGTTTAAGGCTGCCTATAACGAAATATCTATAACGCTTAATCTGTCGCCATTAAGTTTCTCGCTGCAAGCCATGTCGTGGGAGCAAGTCCCAATCGCCGAAGCGTGGAATACTATATCTGGAACTTTAACGTGGGAAACCGCGTTAGTCGTAGCATAAGGAGAAAACATGACTAATCCAACGAGTAACTTCGGCTGGCAAATGCCTACCAGCACCGACCTAGTTACCGACTTACCAGCTGATTTTGAGGTATTTGGTCAGGCGGTAGATACCGATTTCGTTGATTTATTAGGCGGCGCTAATGGTTATATTTTATCTAAGGCAAGCGCCACAGATTTAGATTTTGCGTGGATACCTAACGATCAAGGCGATATAACCGCGGTAAACGTGACCAGTCCAATTACAGGTGGCGGCAGCGCTGGCGCTGTAACTATTGGCGTTAGTGCAGCTTCGACAAGCGCTTCAGGCGTTGTTCAACTTAGCGATTCGACTTCAACGACTTCAAGCGTTCTAGCCTCAACGCCAACAGCTACGAAATCAGCTTATGATTTGGCTAATGCTGCGATTGCTAAATCAACAGTTACAACAGCGGGCGACATTATTTATCGCAACGCAACAGTTCCAGTTCGTTTAGGAATCGGTACAGCTGGACAGGTTTTGACAGTCAACAGCGGCGCAACGGCTCCAGAGTGGGCAGCTGCGGCGTCTGGCGGTATGACTTTAATTAGCACGACAACACTTTCGGGAACTTCGACATCGATTACTGTCGCAACTAATACTTATAAAGATTTAGTTGCTTACATTTATGGCGTAAACCCTAACGCAACGGCAGCCTTGACTTTAAGAATTAATGGCATTACTACAGGCGTATATCAGGAAACAATGACGTTTGGACAAGAAAACGGCGTAGTGGCACACAACGTTAATAATTATTCTGCGATGAATCTAAGCGTAAATGGTGCCCAAGCTGTTCAAACCGGTGTAACTACCAATGTTTGGGCTTTAACTTTTAGAGATGCTAACTCAACAGTAAGAAAACTAATAGCAACTAACGGCAATTATGTTAATTCAGCCAATAACAATGTCACGACAATTCAAACCGACGTCGTTTCTTCCGCGACGTCAGCGATTACAAACATTACGGTAATCTCAACTCAAACTTTAACCGCTGGCACAGTCCAACTTTACGGAGTAAAATAATGACTAATCCAATGATCCGAATCCATAACACAGAAACCGACGAAATCATCGACCGCGAAATGGACGCCGAGGAATTAAAACAATACAAACTTGACTTGCTATCGGCAGCCGAAGCGGAAAAGCAATTTAAAGAAGCTGCAACAGCCAAAGAAGCGCTGCTAAATAAACTCGGAATTACAGCCGAGGAAGCGGCGTTATTGCTGTCATGAAATTAACAAGTTACAACGGCTGGACGGCTTCAAAGGATCAAGCCGAAATCGGAATTAAGTCCCACGCGATACCGGGGACTCATTTAAAGATTCGTTGCGCCGAAGCTGTCGCACCTTTGATCGTAGGATTCTGCAAAGAATTTAACGAGCTGATCGAG